CCGGGCTCGAGTCGGGCACGCTCGCGCTGAAGGGCCTGTTCGACTCCGCGGCCGGTGGCCTGTACGAGGAGATCAACGCCTGTGTCGGCACCGACAACAGCGTGCTCTGCACGGTGCTGCCGGACGGGTTCACCCTCGGCCAGCCGGCGTTTATCACCGTCGCCGACATCGAGGGGTTCACCGTGGACGCCTCGGTGTCCGACGCGGTCAGCCTCTCTGTGGACGCCCGCCCCGACGACGGCGTGGACCTGGGCGTGTCCCTGCACGCCCACTCGGCGGAGACCGCCGACGGCAACGGCACATCGGTCGACAACACCGCCTCGTCGTCCGGCGGCGGGGTGGCGTCGCTGCACCTGACCGCCTACTCCGGGCTGACGAACATCGTCGTCAAGGTGCAGCACTCCGCCGACGACTCCACCTGGGCGGATCTGATCACGTTCACCACCGCCACCGACGCCACAGCAGAACGCAAGACGATCACTGGCACCGTCAACCGTTACGTTCGCGCGACCTGGGACGTCACCGGCACCGGGTCTGCGACGTTCGTCGTCGCGTTCGCCCGCCGCTAGCCCTCAACCACTCACCCGCCGCCCACCCCGGGCGTGCGGGCTACCGTCATGCCCGAAGGAGTCCACGGTGGCATTCGTTCACGGCAAGAACGCGGTGTTCTCGATCGACGACTCGGGCGGGACACTGCGCACCATCTCCTCCTACGTCGACAAGGTCGACGGCCTGCCCGGCGGACGGGAGCTGTCCGAGGTGACCGCGCTCGGTGACTCCGGCACCAAGTCCATCCCCGGCCTGCAGTCGGTGTCGTTCTCCATCGCCGGGCACTTCGACAGCACGGCGACGACCGGCCCGAACGCTGTGCTGAACTCGCTGCGCACGGCGTCGTCGACCGCGTCGTTCGAGTACGGCCCCGAGGGTTCCGCCTCCGGGAAGGCCAAGTTCTCCGGGGAGTGCTGGCTGGAGGAGTACACCGTCGACTCCACCGTCTCCGACAAGGTGTCGTTCTCGGCGTCGTTCAAGGTCGACGGCACGGTCACCTCCGGCACCTACTCCTGATGGGCTTCGCGGTCGACGTCGCCGGCGGCGACCGCCTACGCCGCGTCCAGCAGCGCCTCAAGCAACTCGGCGACACCGGCCTCGGCCGGGTCATGGGCCGGGAACTGCGGGCCGCCTCGGACGCCCTGCGGCCCGCGATCCGCACCGCCGCCGGCGAGCACATGCCATCCGGCTACGGGCCCACCCTCTCGAAGAGCCTGCTCTTCCGGCAGGCCATCCGTACCGCCCGGCAGGAAGCCACGGTCACCTTCACCACCCGCGCCCGCGGCAAGGCCGAACCGAGGCGGGTCACCGCCCTGAACCGGGGCATCGTCCGGCACCCGCTGTACGGCAACCGCGCCCACTGGTACACCACCCCCGCCCGGCCCGGGTTCGTCGACCGGCCCGTCGCCCGGCTCCAGCCGCAGATCCGCCGACGGATGGACTCCGTCGTCGCCTACGTCGCAGACCAGATCGGAGCCTGATGAAGTACCGCGTCGTCCTCGGCGACCAGGACCTTGAGAAGTGGCCAGGCGCCGACGGGCACGTACTCGACACCGCCGCGCTGACCTTCGGGCAGATCGTCCAAGCCGAACGCGAGATGACAAGCGCGCCGTCGGTGGCACTGATCGTCAACATCGGCATCCCCACCTACAGCGCGTGGGGGCTGCGCGGCGCGGCCTGGCTGGCTCGGTGGCAGAACGACTGCGCGCCACCGTGGGAGGAGTTCGAGCCGAACATCCTCGACATCGTCGTGCTGCCCGAACCTGAGGGTGCTGATGTCGACCCCCCGGCCCCGAGTGGGGCCTCTTCGCCGGCCCCAAGGAAACGCTCCTCCCGGCCGCGGAAGTCGCCACGCAGCTAGAGCCGTGGTGGACGTTTAACGCCCGCCTGCCGGTTCGTGAGCTGCACCTGCTCACCATCCGCCAGATTCACGACCACCTGATGTGGTGGGCCGAGAGCATGAAGGACGGTGACGGTGGCGCAGCATGAGATCGTCACCGTCCTGTCCGGGCGGGAGACGATCAGCCCTGCGGCGAAGAAGGCCGGGCAGGCGGTCAAGGGACTCGGCGACGACCTCGGCACCGCGGCGAAAAAGGCCGGCGAACTCGACGCCGCCGCGTCCAAGGCGGAGACCAGCACCGACGAGCTGTCCGGCGAGCTGAAGGACGCCGCGCGGCAGGCCGCCGAACTCGCCGCCGCCGCCGAGGCTGCCGGCGAGGCGGTCGAAGAACTCGGCGACGACATGGCCGACGCCGCTCACGACGCCGCCCGGCTGGAGCAGCAGCTCGCCGACGCCCGCGAGGAGATGACCCGGCTCGCGGCGGAGTTCAGCAAGACCGGCGACAAGACGCTGTTCAAGGACATCCGGATCCAGGAACGACAGATCCGCGAAGTTACCAAGATCCAGAAGATCATGTCCGAGTCCGGGTCTGCCGGCGCCGAGCAGTTCTCCATGTCGTTCGCCGCCCGCCTCGGGCCACTGCTCGCCCGGGCCCCGATCAGCCCCCCGCTGTTGCTCGCCGTCGGCGCCGCCGCTCCCGCGCTCGGCGCCGCCGTGTCCGCTGGCGTCCTCGCCGGCCTGTCCGGCGGTGCCGTGGCGGCCGGGCTGTCGATCGCGTTCAAGGACCCTGCCGTCAAGGCCGAGGCGAGCGACCTCGGCAAGTACGTCGGAGCCGAGCTGAACGAGGCAGCGTCGGCGTTCCGGCCCGCCGCCATCGCGGCTATTCGCCACGTTCGGTCCGAGTTCGGCCAGATGCGCGGCGACCTCAAAGACGCCTTCGACGTGAGCGCCGGGTTCGTCATGCCCCTCACCCGCGGCGTGTCCGCCCTCGTCCGCAACGCCCTACCCGGCATCGCGTCCGCGCTCCAGAAGTCGGCTCCCGTCGTCGCAGCCCTGGAGCACGGACTCGCCGGCGTCGGCGAGGCCGCCGGTGACGCGCTGGACACCATCGCCGATGGCGCGACCGGCGCGGCCGTCTTCGTGGCCGACCTCCTCAACACGGTGCAGCTCGGCATGCGCGCGACCGCCGAAGTAGTGGGATTCCTGTCCAAGGCGTACGCCCTCGTCCGTGCCGCGGCAGCGCCGAACAAGGCGACGTTCGCCGCCGAGGCCGCGATGGGACAGGCCAAGGCCGCCGAGTTCGCCGAGGAAGCGAAGAGGCTCGCCGGGTCCTTGCGCGAGACGGCCGGTGGGGCGAAGAGCGCCGCAACGGAGGTGAAGAGCCTCACCGAGCGGATGCGTGAACACCAGCAGCAGGTGCTCAGTGCATTCGACGCGGAGACTCGGTTCGAGGAGGCCATCGATCAGGCCACCGCGGCGACCCACCGCAACTCGGCGGGCCTGGACAAGAACTCCGAGCGCGGCCGATCCAACCGCGACGCACTGAGCCGGCTGGCCACCGCCACGACGGCGCTGTACCACCAGCAGGTTGCCTTGACAGGCACCCAGGGCCGCGCCGCCGCCATCATGGCGCGCGGCTACACCATGTTCATGGCGTCCGCCAAGGCCATGGGGGTGACTCGCGCCCAAGCGGATGCGCTGGCCCGCAGTCTCGGCCTGATCCCGCACGTCATCCCGGTCAAGGTCCACATTCAGACCATCGGCCGGATTCCGAGTTCGATCCATACCTCGGCGTCCACTGGCGCGGCGATCAAGGGTCAGCGGCATTACGACGGCCGAGCCTCGGGTGGGCCGGTCTCCGCCGGGCGCACGTACCTCGTCGGCGAGCAGGGCCCCGAGCTGGTTCGCTTCTCGGCGCCGGGGCACGTGTTCGACGCAGGCAAGACGAAGCAGATGCTGGGCAAGCGGGGCTTCTCGCCCGGTGCCGGTGCGGCCGGCGGTGGGCCGGTGCAGGTGGTCGTGACGCCCAAGCCCGGGATGGAACGCGGACTGATGCGGGCCCTCGTCGAGGCGCTGCGGTACGAGGTCCGGGTGTCGGGGCGCGGCTCCGTCCAGACGTTGCTGGGCGCGGCGTGACCACCCCTCGGATCGACCTGTGGCTCGGCGGGCAGTGGGTCGACACCACGTCTCGCGTCCGCAAGGAACCGGCGATTGCGATCGAGCGCGGCCGGGCGAACGAGCAGTCGAAGGTCGGCCCGTCCCGCGCCCCCATGGTGATCAACAACCGGGACGGGCTCTTCAGCCCCCGGAATCCGACCGGGACGTACTACGGGCAGATCGGCCGGAACACCCCGGTGCGGATTGCCATACCAGAGGTGACCGACAGTTTCGCGCGCACGGCTTCGTCGGGGTGGGGCACGTCAGACTCGGGACACGCGTGGACGGTCGTCGGGACCGCGTCGGACTATAACGCCGGCTCCGGCGTGGGGACGATCAGCCTCGGGTCCGTGGGCACGGCCCGGTCGGCGTATCTGGCCGGCGTGTCCCGCAAGGACACCACCATCGCGGCACGGTTCTCCCCGGGCGTGGTGGCGACCGGCGCCGCCGTCGACATGGCGATCATCGCCCGGCGCGTGGATGCCGACAACCACTACTTCGGCATCGCCCGGTTCGGCACCGACGGCACTGTGACCGCGATGATCGCCAAGCGGGTAGCCGGGACCAACACGCTGCTGGCCCTGTCAGGCGACAGCTTCGCCTACACGGCATCCACGGACGTCGGGGTCGAGTTCGTGCTGATCGGCTCGTACCTGTCGCTGCGGGTGTGTGATCTCGCCACCCCCACCAACGCGTCCACGGTCACCGACACGGACACGACGTTCACCGCCGCCGGCACCGTCGGTGTCCGGGCGATCCTGAACACGTCGAACTCCAACACCACCCCGGTGGTCGTCGAGGTCGACAACTTCCGGGTCGATGACGTGCGGTTCTCCGGCGAGGTGCCGGCCTGGCCGCAACGCTGGGATACCACGGGCAGCGACGTGTGGGCGCCGATCGACGCGGCCGGGATCGTGCGCCGCCTCGGGCAGACCGCGGTGCTGAGGTCGGCACTGTACCGCTACATCACGACCCTCACCGACGCCAACGAGATCCCGCTCGGCTACTGGCCGCTGGAGGACGCAGCCGGGTCTACTCGTGCCGCGCCAGCGGTCGGGGACAAGTACGGCGTCGTGGTCGGTACGCAGATCACCTTTGCGGCAGGTGACGGCCCGGCCGGCTCCGGTCAGGTTCCGTCGGTGGCCGGCACGAACGGGTCGCCGGCGACGTCGTGCATCATCGGCTATCCCGCCGGCACCGCTCTCGGTGTCGGGCGTGGCTGGTACGTCGCGTGCTGGTTCCGGGCGTCGGGGACCACGGCGTCGTTCTCGCCGATCGAGATCGTCGCGTACGGGGACCTGCCGATCTGGCGGGTCGTCGTCTCCAACGCCGCGGTCACCCTGACCGTGTACGACGCCACCGGCGCGTCCGTGATGACCGACAGCCTGTCCGGGGACTTCCTCGACGACGCCTGGCACCTGGTCACCGTCGCCGCGGTGCAGAGCAGCGCCTCGACCGTGCAGGCTGACCTGTGTATCGACGCCACCCTCGATCAGGCCAACGCGTCGACCTACACGCTGGGCAACATCGCGCGGTGGCGGACGCCGGGCAACGCGACTCCATCGAACATCAACTCCGCGTATGTCGGACACATCCTCGTGTCCGACGGCCCCAACTCGCTCGACTTCCAGGGCCGCCTCATGTACGCGGCGTCGGGGTTCACCGGCGAGGCCGCGGGCGCGCGCATCGCGCGCCTGTGCGCCGAGGAAGGCATCGCGTTCGTCTCCGCCGGGGACCTGGCTGACACCCACACCTGCGGACCGCAGCGCATCGCCACCCTCCTCGACCTGGTGCAGGACGCCGCCGACGTGGACGGCGGGATCCTGTACGAGCCGCGGCAGGTGTTCGGGCTCGGCTACCGCACCCTGCGAAGCCAGTACAACCAGACCGCCACCCTCGAACTCGACTACGAGTCCGGGCACCTGTTCGGCGAGCTGGAGCCCGCCGATGACGACCAGCTCACCCGCAACGCCGTCACCGTATCCCGCTACAGCGGATCCTCCACACGGCGGGTCATGGAGTCGGGGCCGCTGGCCGCGGTCGACCCCGCCGACGGCGGGGTGGGCGTGTACGAGACGTCTTTGACCCTGAACGCCGAGACAGACGGGCAGCTCGACAACCTCGCCGGCTGGCGCCTTGGCCTGGGCACCTGGGACGAGGTCCGCTACCCCACCGTCGAGGTCGCGCTCCACGGGCACGCGTACGCCGCCAGCGCCAGCCTCACCACCGCAGCGACCCTGGTGGACCTCGGCGCCCTGATCAGCGTGGAGAACCTGCCCGCGTGGATGCCACCCGGCGTCGCGGAACTCCTCGTGCAGGGATCGGTCGAGACGGTCGACCAGTTCGAGCGGTGGATCCGCTGGAACTGCGTACCCGCCGGCCCCTACCAGGTGGGGGTATGGGACACCGGACGCTACGACACCGCCGGCTCCGAACTAACCTCCGCGGTCACCTCCGGTGCGACGTCGTTCGACGTGGCCACCACCTCCGGCCCGCTGTGGACCGCAGACAACGCCGAGGACGGGTTCGACATCCTCGCCGGCGGCGAACGGATGACCGTCACCGACATTGCCCCGGCCGCGATCACGTACGTCGCCGCGGGCACGGTGGCGCACGGCAACAACGCCTCGGTTTCCGCGTCCCTGCCGGCCGGGATCCAGTCCGGGGACCTGCTGCTGATCTGGGCGGCGATCCGCAACTCCGGCACCGGCACCGTGGACACCCCCACCGGCTACACCCTGCTGTTGGACTCCTCGAACGCCCGCCTGTTCGGGAAGATCGCCGGCGCGTCGGAGGCCGCGCCGACGGTGACGTTCACCGGCGGCGCCGCGAACGCGGACACGTCGGCGCAGACGGCCGCGTTCCGCGGCAAGTTCTACAACATCGAGAACGTGGCGGTGGGCTACACCGCCGAATGCCTGAACGCGTCGGCGCAGGACATCACCTACCCGGGCCTGCACGTCCCCGAGGACAACTGCTTGATCCTGTACCTCGGCTGGAAGCAGGACGACTGGACGTCCGTCGCCGCGATCTCCGGAGCCACCGAGATCGGCGAACCCGACACCACCACCGGCGACGACCAAGGCATCGTCTGGAACTACCAGATCCAGACCACCGCCACCGGCATCGGCTCCGGCGTCTTCACGGTCACCGGCGGGGCATCGGCGATCTCCCGCGGCGGCATCATCGCCCTCCGCTCCGACGTCCAGACCTTCACCGTCACCCGCTCGGTCAACGGCGTCACCAAGGCCCACGCCGCCGGCACCGACGTGTCCCTGTACCGGCCGATGCGCTGGGCGCTGTAGAGGAGCTGCTGTGGCCATCACCGCCGGCATGACCGCATACGCCGCGGACGTCAACCTCGCCACCCAGAAAGTCATCGGCCGCGGCGAACGGACCACCGGCACCAGCACCACCACCACCACCGAACTCGCGGCGCTGAGGGTCGACGACATCCCCCTTACCGGCGGCCGGTCGTACCGGGTGTCCTCGTCCTGCCTGATCGTCGACTCGTCCGTGGCCGGCGACGCCATCACCGCCCGGCTGCGGATCACTACCGACGGCACCACGCCCACGACGAGCAGCACCCTGTTCGGCGGGATCCTCGAACACGTCTCCGCCAACGGCGCCCAGAGCGCGTCGGCGATCGTCCGCTACTACCACCCAGCCTCCGACGAAACCCTGTCCGTTCTGTTGACCGTGGTACGCGCATCCGGCACCGGCAACGCCTCGCTGATCGCGGCGACCGGCTTCCCCATCGACATCGTCATCGAAGACCTCGGCCCGTCACCGACCGACACCGGCGTCGACCTGTAGGAGCACCCGTGTACGGCGAGAACTACCAGCACGGCCGGGCCCGCGCCTGGCATGCCCGCATCATCGGCGGACCCGGCGGGCCTGTGATCCTGCGCAACACCATCGCCGACCTCGCCCCCGACGAGGACGTCATCGACGACCCACCCACCCGAAGCCTCACCTGGGACCAGTGGGTGCAGGAACACGTCCAGCTCGGGTTCAACCTCGACGGCACCCCGAAGGAGACCTGATGCGCTTGCTGTGGCTCGCCGACGTCCTTCGCGCCGCCGGCCTCAAGGTTCATGAGGTGTCCGGCTGGCGCACCCGCGGCGCCGACAGCTACGGCCCGGTGCGGGGGATCACCTGCCACCACACCGCCGGCTCCCGCACCTCCAGCGACGCGGGCGAGATCAACACCCTGCTCAACGGGTCTTCGTCGGCGCCGCCACCGATCGCCCAGCTCTACCTCAGCCGCACCGGCGACTGGCACGTGGTCGCGTCCGGGCTGTGCTTCCACAACAAGATCGGCTGGGGCGGGCCAAACGAGGGCTACGGCAATGACGCTCTCCTCGGCATCGAGGCGCAGCACTCCGGCGCCGGCGAAGCCTGGACCGACGTCCAGTACCGCTCGTACGTGCGCGGCGTCGCCGCCCTCGTCGGACACAAGGCGTCCGGCTACGACGTCACCGTGACCCGGGTGGCCGGGCACAAGGAGCACCAGCCCGGGGCCAAGACCGACCCGAGCTTCGACATGGACGACTTCCGCGCCGCCGTCCGGGCGGTGCTCGCCGGAGAGGACGACGACATGCCCCTCACATCCGCTGACATCGCCGCAGTCGCCAAGGCCGCCGCGGCGGAGACCTGGCGCTACCACCTCAGCGGCCTACGGCAGGACGGGACGAAGCTGGTGCTGCCGGCCGAGGACTTCCTGACCTACGGCACCTACAACTCGGCCGCCGCCGTCGAGGCCGCGAAGAGCGGCGCCGCCAAGGTGCTCGCCGCGGTGTCGCAGGACCCGAGCGACGACATCACCCTCACCGACGAGCAGGTCGCACGCCTCGCCGACCGGCTTGCGCCGGTGCTCACCGCCGCCCCGGTGCAGCTCGCCCCGGAGTCCGTGGACGCGGTTGCGCAGGCGACCGTCGCGGAGATCGCCGACTGACCGTGGACCTCATCCTCACCATCGCCGGAGCGATCGGGGTCCTGGCCGGCGCGGTGAGCGGACTCGCGCTGGGAGGGCGTTGGATGATCCGCACGTTGCGCAAGGTCGACCGCTTCTTGGAGGACTGGAACGGCGAACCCGCCAGGGATGGAGTGCCCGGCCGACCTGGGGTGATGGCGCGGCTCGCCCACATAGAGGCCGAGCTGCGCCCCAACGGCGGCGCGTCGATGCGCGACGAGATCCGCCGCATCCACCACGTCACCGGCGCCGACCACCCGGGCCCCTAGCAGGAGTGCTCCGGGTCGTACACCACCTAGTCGCACTCCCGGCACCGCCAGTGCCGGCACGCCACCAGACACGTCGGGCACTGACCCCAACCCGGGATCAGCGCCGTGTGCCCGTCCGGGCAGGCGTCCGGCCGCTCCTCCACCCACCCCGCCGGGGTCTGGATCAACCGCACCATCACCCGACACTAGATCAGGAGCTACCCATGTTCACCAGGAAGTTCTTCAAGAACATGACCGAGCGGGCGGTCAAGACGTTCGCTCAGGCGTTCCTCGCCGCCGGTGCACTCGGCGAACCGGGCGCCAGCGTCGTCACGATCGACTGGGCCGGTGCCGCCGGTGTCGCCGCCGCCGCGACCCTGGCATCCGTCCTCACGTCCGTGATCTCCGGGCCGGTCGACGAGCCGACCGCCTGACACCCCACACACTTCGGCCCCGCCGGTCCATCGGACCGGCGGGGCCGGCTTCATCATTCCTGCGGCCGGAACATCGGGGCACGGACCATCGGGTACAGCCACGGTCCGTTCGGCACCCGCACCGGCGGCCGGTACTGGTAGCCGTGCAGCGCGTACATCTCACACACCCGCTTGCTGGTCGCCTCCACGTACCCGGGCAGCCGCTCGGTGTCGAGATAGTTGTGGTGCAGGCGCAGCAACGCCGTCGCTAGACCGTCCTCCCGCCGGGACGGGTGCACCGCCAGGGCGACGAGCTGGTGGTACGGCTCGTCCGGGCGGGAGCGGGTCAACAGCGGAAACTCGCCGGCGGACTCGTCGGTCGGGTGCGGCTGCCACACCGCCACCGCACGCAGGTCGTCGCTGACATCTACATGGCCGTAGGCGAGCGCGTACTCCAAGGCGGCGTTGAAGTCCGCCCCGAGTAGGTAGCCGTGCTCGACAGGACTTGAGCACAGCCACTGGCCGCTCGTGTCGGACAGGGCGTCGCTGAGCAGGCTGGCTACATCGAATCCGTCATGAGCCGCCGCGCGGCGCAGTCCGGTACCAGGCATGGGCGTCTCCTGGGGGCTGGAGGGGGACGGCGGCGGCTTTCGCGGCGGCACCGCCGCCCCCCGGGATGACGCGACGGGACGCCACCAGGCGCTGACGGGAGGTCGCCGGGCAGCGGCTTCGTCACGTCGGGCCACGGCCCGCCGTCGCCGACTGCCCCTGTTTGCCAACCGGAATCTGCGGCAACGGCGGACCCGACTCCAAGTTAGTACACTATCTCGGGCCCATCAAGAGGAGTTGGCACACCAAGTGGGGATGTGATCGACTGGTGGTCGCCAACCGGAGGGGGTGAGGCGTGCCCGAGACTCCCGCTTACCTGCGCATCGCTGCCGACCTGAGGGCACGGATCGCTGCCGGCGAACTCGCGCCGGGCGACAAGGTACCAACCGAAACCCAGCTCATGCAGCACTACGGTGTCTCCCGCACCGTCGCGAAGTGGGCGATCAGCGTCCTCAAGGGCGAGGGCCTCGTCGAGGGCCGCAGAGGCTCAGGCGTTTACGTTCGCACGTTGCGCCGCCTGGTGCGCGAATCGCACGGTCGGAACCTGCGCACCTCACCGGGACACACTTCGCCGTTCGCCCGCGACGCCGCCCGCGCTGGCCACGCCGGAGGGTGGGAGCACACCACCACCCGTGGTACCGCCGACGAGCGGATCGCCGCGCGGCTGGGGATCGACCCCGGCGACTCGGTCACCGTCACTCGCTACCGATTCCTCGCCGACGGCGAGCCGATCCAGCTCTCTACCTCGTGGGAGCCGCTGGCGATCACCGGAGGAACGGATGTGGAGTGGCCGGAAGACGGAGCAGCGGTCGGCGTGGTGGCGCGCATGGATCACATCGGAGTTCGCATCGACGAGTTCGTCGAGCGAGTTACCGCCCGTCCGGCGTCCAGCAACGAACGGGAGGCGCTGAAGCTGCCAGCGCGGGGAGCTTTCGTGCTGCACGTTGAGCGCACGTACTACGCGGCCGGCATGCCCGTGGAGACTGCCGACATCATCTTTCCCGGTGACAGGTACGAGCTGGTCTACCGCGTGCCCGTGGACTAAAGCATCCAGTATGCGATCTCGCCGCCGAAGGCGTTGGGCTTGAATCCAACGCGGCCTCCCTTGACCGTGGCCTTCGGTATGTCGAACGCAATCCACCCGTCCCGGTTCTGCCCGGCGGCGAGATCCGCGGACTCGAACTCCTCCACGCCCTTGAACGTGCGGTAGGTCGGTTCGTACACCTTTCCTGTCGAGGTGACGAACTGGAACGAGCAGGAGCAGGCGAACTCGGAGCCGCCGGTGACGTGCACCTGGATGTGGACGAGGAAGTAGAGCCCGCGATCGGGCCGGTCGCCGAACTCGTCGATGGTCCTGGTGGCGGTGCGGGTGAGCCGGTAGGTCGCGTTCAGCCCCTCCTCGTTGGACAGGCTGAACACCCCGCCGACGCGCTCGGTGAGGTCGGGCGCCGTCGTCGCCGCGGCAGGCGGTTCGGTCGCCGCGGAGGTCGATGCCACTCTCCACGCTTCGCCGTCACACTCAACCTGGACGCCTGAGGTCGCCTCTTTCCGGACCCCGATTGTGGAGCACGCCCCGCCGACCGTGACCTCGAACGCCGTCGCCACTGTGCCCGGGGTGGAAGCCGTTGCGGGCGGGCTGTCGTCGCCGACGATGGCGAGGGCTGCGCCAGCCGCGAGAGCAGCAGCCAACAGTCCGCAGGCGGCGATCCACGGCCACCGCTTTCGCCGGCGGGGCGGTGTGGGCATGAAGACGGACAGGCCGGGCTCGGTCATCGGGGCTTCTCCTCACAGGGGGTGGCACGAGTGTCCACGCTCCGCGCCGGCCGAGCATCGGATGATCTGGTGGCGATCCCGTCAGGAACCCGACTGTCCCGGCTCGGGTCCGGGACAGTCGGGTTTCAGTGCCTGCTCAGGGGGAGTCGACACCAGCACCTGCCGCGTCGCCAGAACTGCCACCACCGACGCGCGACCGGGTAGTGCAGGCCGCCAGTGGTGGACCGGGGTGCGGCAGGAAACTCGTACGGCGGGTTGTAGCCCTTGTCGTACGTCATGCGCCCCTCCGACGGATGGAGGTGGGGCGCGGCGACACTAGGGCCGCCGCGCCCCGGGGGACGTCGATGCCGCTCCTGGGGAAGGGTCGTCATCGGCGGGCCCACCACAGTGCCAACCGGGGAGGGCCGATCTCAAGGTACGATGGCTAGCGATGGCAGGTCAACCCTAGCGACCGCTAGCCGTTGATAGTTGGGAGCGTTGCGTGATCTACTCGGTTAGCCAACCGGGGAGTATCACCATGCCCAAGCAGCGGTACGAGCAGGTCGCCGATGACCTCAAGCGACAGATCGAGGAAGGGCGGTACCCGCCGGGAGCGAAACTGCCGTCCCGGACGGAGCTGAGCCAGATGTACGAGGTCTCAGACACGGTGGTGGACAAGGCGATGATGTTGCTTCGCCGGGACGGCTTGACCGAGACGTTGCCGGGCGTTGGAGTCTTCGTGAAAGAGAGCGAATGACCGCGTTACTCGGCTAAACGGTGAGTCGTTCATCTGGTTGAGGCGTGCTGTCGCACATGCCCCCGGTAGATGTACCGGGCAGGGGCCCGCGCCGTCCGGTGGTGCCGCCAATGGCGGCCCCGTCCCATCGGCGGCGCGGGTTCTCTATGTTTACCACGATCACTGTATTGCATAGCGTGCCATCTCATGTGCGATCGGTGACTGTCACGGAGCGCCACCGGCCGAGGGTGTACTGGCGGGTGTACTGCGCCGTCCCGCACAGCACTGCATCGCCATGCTTGAGCTGGGGAGTGCGGCGCCGTGCACCGTACTTCGACAGGCTCATAATCCCTCGGTCGCGGGTTCGAGCCCCGCCCGCCCCACAAATACGAAAGGCCCCGCCACGTGCTGCCTCCGGCGGGCGACGGGGCCTTCATCGTGCCTGTGTCAAGATCAAGGGTGTACTTCAGGGTGTACTGCGCCTGTTGAGCAGCGACGCACCCATACGCTCTGTAGCCTCACGCGCCATCCTCGACGCGACATGTGTGTATCCCCGAGTGACCACGACCGACGAGTGCCCGAGAATTTCCTGCACCACTTCGATCGGTACGCCTTGTGCGATCATCAGCGTTCCCGCGGTGTGCCGGCCATCGTGGACGCGCGCCTCCCGCACCCCCGCCTGCGACAGCAGGCTCTTCCACTCCGACCAGTCATCAGCCGGATCGATCGGCCGCCCGTCGGCGCGGGCGAACACGAATCCGTGGTCGTGCGCGGCCCCTAAGAACTGACGCTCCAACGCCTGAACCTCCCGATGCGCTTGCAGCTTCTCGACCAGCTCGCCCGGGATCGGGATGGTCCGCTTGCCCGTCCCCTTTGGCGCTTTAAGGATGAGTCCCTCGATCAACGTCTCCCCGGAGCGCATCGGCATTCGCCGCTCGGGACAGTTCCCACCGCGGCGACGCCCGCAGGGTTGGCCGCATCCGTGTTCCCACGCCCGCCGGTGGAGTTGCCACCAGACCCGCAGCTCTCCCGCCTGAAGGTCCACGTAGTCCCAGCGTAGGCCGAGTGCCTCCCCCTGGCGGAGGCCAAGGGCGAGTCCCACGGACCAACGGGCAGCGTTCCGGCGTCCCTCCGCCGCGGCGAGTACAGCGACAGCCTCGTCCTCGGTGAGCGGTTCAATCTCCTGCTTCTTGGCGGTGGGGGAGTCGATGAGCTTGGCGACGTTGGTGGGCAGGAGGCCGCGCCGGAATGCGATTTCCAAGGCGCGGCTCAGGATTCGGTGTGTCTGGAGGATCGTGGCGTCCGCTCGGCCGGCTCGGGCCATGGCGAGGTAGATGGCGTCGAGGTCTTCGGCTGTCAACCTGTCCAGCCGAGTCCGGCCGTGGTCGGGGTAGACGTAGTTGCGGACCTTCGACCTGTAGCCCTGGATCGTGGACGGGTCACACTTGCGGGGGGCGATGGTGTCGAGGTAGGTGGTGAGCCACGCTTCGACGGTGGGCTTCCGACCGGCCTTGGTTACCTTCCCGGTCCGGCGCTGGGCGAGAAGCTTGTCGACTTCGACCTCGACGTCCCCGCGGCTGGCGCGTTTGATGTGCCGTTGGTCCGGGCGTCCGTTTGGCTTGGTGCCCACCGTGACCCAGGCGTGCCACTTGCCGTCGGTGCCCTTGCTGATGGTGGGGTAGGGGCGAGGCATGCTAGTTCCTCTTCTCGTGGCCCAGGAGGTCCGACGCGGCGGCGCTGTAGATGCTCCAGGGGTCGAGCTTGCTGACCCTGGCGTTGATCTGTTCCTGTTCCCGGGCGAGTTGTCCGATCGCCTCCAAGACGGTTCGCTGGTTGGTGGCGCTGGCCTGCTGGGACAGGTAGGAGATGCCGAGGAGGACGGCGACCTGTGTGGTGGTGACAGATCCGGCGAGCAGCAGTAGGAAGATGGCGATAGGGACGTCGCCGCTGTCGACGATGCCCGCCACGCCGAGCGCGGCGATCCAGAGGAAGGAGCTGATCGCGGCGGTCCCGCCGATGTAGGCGATGCGTGCGCTGCCGGGCGTGCGGATGGTGGGGGCGACGGGTTCGGACATGGCTGAGTGCCCTCCTGACACGTTCGATGTGTCGCTTTCCGGCGTCCCGTCTACGCGCGGAAGGCGATGAAGGACTCTGACGGTAGTTGCACTGTCATGCAGTTCCGATAGGCCGAAAGTCCCATCGGGCTAACACTGGATGATCGGCTGATCACGCCTTGGTGTCTTGGACCCGTCCAGGTGTACGACGGGCGATCATCTTCAACATCTCGCGGATCACCAGCTTGTCCTGATCGGACACATTGGGGTCTGCCAGCGCCCGGAGGATGCGTCGCACATCCGGGTCCACTACGGGCTCCGGTTCGGGTTCGTCCCGGCCTTCCGTCATGCCTAGCGCGAGGAGTGCAGCGGTGGCCGGCACGCCGAGCCCTGCACAGAATGCCCTCACCCGGTCGAGTTCGGGAGCCCTAGTGAACTGCCCTCGCTGCCACCTGTGGAACGTGCTCGCTCCGACCCCGGTGACCCGAGCGATGTCCTGGTCCGTCATTCCCTGACTGCGGGCGTCGGCAAGGACTCGCGCTACGAAGCGCGAGAACCGGACCCGGCTGACGTCGGGGGAGGGTGCCACGGTGTCACCGTAAGTGCCATTAGTGGGCCTGCGCTCCCGTTGCTGGCGCTGCTCCCAGGGTCGGGAGCGGTTGCGCGCTCGGATCCGCCGTGGCGGTGGCGCCCCTGCATAACGCTGCATGCAGTACATAGTGGGGTGGCGACACGGCCAAGGCAAATCAGCCGAACGGCTGAAGTGCTCCCATGCATGGGAGTGCGTACCGTAGTCCCATGCATGGGAGTACAAGGCGACCCGATACCAAGCTCGGGAGTGCTGGTGAACAGATGGCCTTCAAGGTCCCGAACGCCGCACGCCTGATGGACCTCAGTGAGCGGTTCGTGTGGGCCCTCGTCAAGTCGGGGGAGCTGGAATCCGTCAAGATCGGCCGGGCTCGCCTTGTCACCCGTACGGCGATCCAGCAGTACCTCGAACGACTCGGTGGTGCGGCATGACCCACCCGCCGTCGGGGCCCCACACCCCCACTCCACCCCCCGGCCCCCGCCGGGACGACCTTCCCGTGCGTATCGGTGGGAGCGCACGGGACACCGAGGAGCGCCGGCCCCTCGACAGGGGGCTGCTGCAAGGGGCCGGCGCCCTCACCCCGGGCGACCTCGAGACCTTCCGGTACGGCGCCGGCAACCTTCCGGTCCGCACCGTGCTGGTCGACGGGGAGCCGTGGTTCGTCGCAGCCGACCTCGCGGCCGTCCTCGGCTACCGAGACGCGCACAACGCCGCTCGGCTCGTCGACGAGGACGACAGGGGTACTCATCTGCTGAGTACCCCTGGAGGCCAGCAGCGGGTGACCGTCGTCAGTGAGCCGGGGCTATACCTCCTGACGATGCGCTCCGACATGCCCGACTCCAAGCGGTTCCGGCGGTGGGTCACACACGAGGTACTGCCTGCGATCCGCGAGACCGGGCGCTACGACGCCCAGGCGGTGCCTCAAACCCTGCCGGAGGCGCTGCGGGCGTACGCCGCTGAACTCGAGCAGCACGCCGAGACGCGCGCCGCCCTCGAGCAGGCGGCACCTCGAGCAGCAGCCTGGGACGTCTTGGCCTCGGCGCACGGGGACTTCTCGGTGCGGGAGGCGGCGTACATCCTCAACCGCGATCCCGCCATCGACACCGGCCAGAGGCGGCTATTTGCCCTGCTGCGTCAGTGGCAGCTCATCGACTCCCGCGGGATCCCGTACGCGTCGCACGCCGAGCACGTGCGCCTGCGGGCCCGCACCTACCAGCACCCCATCAGCGGGGAGGACCGCACCTCGGAGCAGGTGCGCATCACCGCTCGGGGTCTGGCTTACCTGCACCGCCGACTCGGCGGCACCGCGCCGCTGGCCGCCTGAGTCTTCCTGCTGCCGCTGGGGGCGGCAGGAAGCCGGGGTCCGGGCCCATCTTCCCCCCGGCTCGGGCCCCGGCACCCCGACACAGCAAGAGCGCCCCCGATCCAGCCGGCAAGCGAGGCGGGGACGCCCTACACGAGAGGAAGCCTAGCCGATGTCAGAGGAGTTCCGCCCCGGCGAGCTTGTCAACATCACAATCCGAGGCGCACGGGTCATGCGCCGCGAACATGCGAACGACGATCCAGCCTTCTTCGTCGTGATTCCGCCGAACTGCGCGGACCGCACGGAGATCCCATTGCCGCGGAACGGGATCACCGTCGAGCGCGTGGCACCCCCCGAATGGCCGCCCTTCGCCGGCGACCTGTGGCGCGACGCCGTCGGCAATCTGTGGTTCGCGTCGATGGTCGGCGCCCGCCACCTGGAGATGTGCCCGGCATACCGGGACCACGAGGGGGCCCTCGACCCACAGCAGCTTCTCCGGCAGGGCGCGCCGCTGGCTCTCGTCCACCGCGAGCCGGCCGAGGCCGGCGAGGACGGGGAGGTGTGACCATGTCCACGGAGACGATCGCCCCCGCGGTGGCGGCGGACCCGCAGCAGCACCGCATCGACATGTACTCCGAGCTGGGCGCCCGGTCCATGATGAACGGTCTCCCGGCCCCGGTGTCGGTGGAGACCTCGCACGGGCGGTTCCGGGTCCTGATTCTGCGGTTCGCGGCCGATGACACCGCCGCCGTGGACGCGTGGGCGAAGTACCTCGTGCTCGGCGAACCCGACGTCCGGAAGGTGAACACCGCACAGCCGTACCTCATCTACGAGGCGGTCGACTTCGTCGACAAGGCCGAGGGCTGCTGGCGCGGCTGGCACAACGTCCAGGTGTGGTGCGCCCTGTACGGGGGCGGTGGGTCCGGTGCCTGAGGTCGACCTTCCCGCCGTGCGCGAGCGGTACCGGGAGTACGAGCGCCAACTCTGCTCGGGCGAGGCGACGGTCCGCCCGTACGCGTTGGCATCGGCGGCGGACCTCGTGCTGCGGCACGTGCCGGCGCTGCTGGACCGCGTCGAGGAACTGGAAGCCCGGGTGGGCCGGCACCGGTCGGAGGTGTCCGGTGAGTAACGAACTCCTGACCACAGCCGAGGTGGCCCGCCTGTTCCGGGTCGACCCGAAGACCGTCGCCGGGTGGGCGCGAGCCGGCAGGTTGGCCTTCCTTCGAACCCCGGGGGGTCAGCTCCGGTTCTTCCAGCCCGAGGTGTCCTCGCTGCTTCGGCGGGGGTCGTGATGGCCACCGTGTACCGCATCCAGACCGTGGATCCGGTCGACGGGAACCGGCCGCGTCGGCTGGGCATGTGCGGCGATCCGGACCGAGCGGAGTTGTGGCGCCGCACCGAGGAAGCCGCGACGGGGACGGCGTGTGAGGTCGTGCCCATCGAGGTGACGTCGTCGGTGTGGGCCGGTCTGCGGGAGGACCCGGAGACGGGCGCACCGCTGCCGTCGGGCATCGAGGGCTGGCACATGGGGGGCCGCGTTGATGGGTGAACTGCTGGGTCTCCTGGGCGTCGCCGCGATGGTGGGGGTGTGGGCGTGGCTGCGGATCCGCCACAACGTGCGCACGGCGCGGGCGCTCGTCGCCCAGGCGGCGCTCACGCCCGACAGCTCGGCCCTGCCGGACGACGCCCCGACTGTCGACCTGACCGAGGTGGTCGTCGCCGCCGGCGTCGCCGATCTCGACCGGGACCTCGCCGACCTGGAGCTGCTGGACCGGGAGGCGCTGGACATGTCCCCGATCCAGCGGATGTACGAGGTCCGGCACATCGGCGGCCTCTTCAACTACGACCCGTACCTCGATCCGCCGGTGATCCCTGGGAGGGAGTCATGAGCCACCCCCGCGTGTGGGCGTGCCCGTCGGTTCCGGGCGACGTCCGAGCGGTATGGGACCGCTACCTGCGCCGCTGGCGGCGACACGGCACGGCCGACACCTGGGCGTGTGACGAGGTCGCCCCGGAGCGCGTGTTCCGGTTCTGGGAAGTCGTGGCCACGGCTGGGCCGGTGACGGAGGACGTGCCGTGACCCTGCTCCGTGCTGTCGCGGACCGCCTCCGGCCGCGGTGCTTCTGGTGCGCGGCGCGCCGGTGCGCGCACATCGGCCGCCGCACCTCCCTCGGCTACCCACTCGGTCTGGCGTTCGCCGGCGTGCTGGCTCTCGCCTGCGTCGCGTTCCCCTTGTGGGCGGGGCTGCGGTGAGGCCCTTCGACGAGGCGCTGGCCGCGGCCCGGGCTGAACCGGCGTTCTCCAACAGCACCGACGGCGACGCCTGGATGGATGCATGGTGTCAGCGGTGTCGCCACGATGTCGACGCCGACGGCGTGGATGGCGAGGGCTGCCCTCTGGTCTTGGTCGCGCTGATGGGCAGGACTCCGTCGGAGTGGCTGCAACAGGACGACGCCAACCGGCGCACGCTGGCTGACGCCTACCACTGCGTGGAGTTCCGCGACCGGCACAGCCCCGGACCGGGCTACGAGCTGCCGCCGAGTCCGCCGCTGCCGGGGCAGGAGGCGCTGTTCCCCGCCGAGCCGTTCACCGGCGTGCGGATGTTCGAGGACTCGGTCATCCGACCGGAGAGGGCTGGTGCAAGGTGAGCCGGCAGCAGAATCGCTCCTTCGAGTTGGGCGACTACAACGACGTCGCCTCCCGGATTGCCGAGTTCCGGGACAAGTACCCCGACGGTCGGCTGCGGCCGGTGAACCCCGAGCATCCGTACCGGGTGGAGACCATCGGCTCGGAGACGTTCATCGTCTACACCGCCGCCGCCTACCGCGGATCCGACGACACGCTGCCAGGCATCGGGGTCGCCCAGGAGGGCTTCCCTGGCCGCACCCCGTACACCCGCGGCTCAGAGGTGCAGAACGCGGAGACGTCGGCTTGGGGGCGGGCGATTGTCGCCGCCCTCGCGGCGGATACGAGGAAGGGCATCGCGTCGGCCGAGGAGGTACGCAACCGGCAGGCCGACCAGGAGGCCGAGTGGGAGTCGGCGCGCCCGGCCACCATCCAGCAGGTGGGCACGTTCGACGAGCTGGCGAAGTCCATCAGCGACGCCACCTCATGGGACGGGGTCCTGCTGGTAGGCGCCGCCGCAGCCGAGGCCCGCGGGTCCGGAGCGATCACCCCGAGCCAGTACCGGACGCTCAACCAGCAGGCGACGGAACGGCGACGCGACTTCCCGCAGGACGGTGCCCCGTGAGGCACGGCAGTACCCACTACCTCAAGGGCTGCCGCTGCCGGGTTTGCACCGTCGCCACACGGTTCCGGGAGCGGGTGAAGCGCCACATCCGCGCGGCTCGCCTCCGTCGGGATCCCTCTCTCGCACCTCATGGGCGGGTGTCGACGTACCGGAACTGGGAGTGCCGGTGCCGGCCGTGCACAGAAGCGGCGAACGAGGCCAGCCGCACCTACAAGCGCAGTCGGAGGGGGGGCGTGATGTGGGACTCGGTGTGCTGCTCCGCCCCGATGACCGAGGAGATCGGGCCGAGCCACAACGGCCGCGGTCGGGCGACCCGCACGTGCTCGGCGTGCGAGGCGGAGTACTCGGCGGAGGTCGAGCGGTGGACGCCGGCGGAGATCCGCCGCCGTGTGGCGGTCGTGCTCGGACGGGCGGTGTCGTTGTGAAGTCGCGGTACGAGTGCCAGGCGTGCCGCCGGTTCCACACCTACGAGTCCGGATTCGCGGGACCTGCGCTCGACGCCGCCCGGGTGGCCGGGTGGCGGTTCGGTCGGAACTGCGCCCGCGACCCGGTCGTGTACTGCCCGGAGTGCGTCGGCACGGACGACGACTTCTGGGACCGTATGACGCTGGACATGGCGTACATGGCCGGCATCGACGCCGGGAGGCGGCAGTGAAGCGCGCCCCGATGCGCTCCCGGCCCCGGGCCACGGGTCCGTCCGCCGACGTCGTGGAGGCGGTGTACGAGCGGGCGCAGTACTCCTGCGAGATCTGCACCGGCGCCGTCGGGGACCGGCGCGGCGAGGACCACCACCTCCACCACCGACGCCCGCGGGGGGCGGGTGGCTCCCGGCGGCTGGACACGAACCTGCCGTCCAACCTGCTGCTGCTGTGCCCGCCGTGCCACTCCGACGTCGAGTCGCACCGGGCCGAGGCGCAGACGATGGGCTGGCTCGTACCGCAGTCCGGGCGGCCGGCGGAGGTGGCCGTGCTCGTCCAGCGGGACCGCTGGGTGTACCTCACCGACAACGGCACCTACTCCGACAACCCACCCCGGGAGAGCTGATGCCTACCCTCAACACACGGGCGCTCGGCGCCGCTGTGGTGTTCCTCGGCCTCGTGGTCGCTGCGAACGTCCTGACCTCCACCTACGGACTGGTGCCGGCTGGCTTCGGCCTCACCGCAACCGCCGGAACGTGGGCGGCGGGTCTAGTGCTCCTCGCCCGGGACCTGGTCGACGACGCGAACCGGGGAGCCGGGTGGGGAGACCAGACAGGACGCCCCCTGTCTGAGGTGATCGCCCTCCTGCCGACACCGCGCGCGTCCGACGCGGTCAAGGGTGGACCGAACCAGCGTGGCTCGGCCGGGGATCTCGCGCTGCCGGCGGCCGTGCAGGCTGGGAGGTTCGGCGGCTACGAGGCGGCGGTGCGTCGCCAGGAGGCGGCGTTCGGTCTCGCCGCACCGGACCCCACCGAGCCGGGCCGGACGGGCAGACCACGCCTGACGGCCGGGTTCGCGGAGTGGATGCTCGGCCTCCCCCGAGGTTGGATCACCGAGCACGTCGGCCGGACGGACGCGATCCGCATCGCCGGCAACGGCGTCGTCTGGCAGCAGGCCACCTATGCGCTGTCGCGCCTGCCGACGATGCGTGCCGCCGTGGAGGCGCTCAGCGCCGAGGCGGTGGCGGCGTGACCCGCCGGGACCCTCAGGCGATGACAGGCTCCCTGATCGACTACACCCGGCCGCCAGGGTGCCTGTGCGGGCACGCGCAGACCGCCCACCACATCAGCCGCGACGGCAAGTACAGAACATCGTGCTCGGTCCACGGCCGGCGCGAGAAGTGCCCGTGCCGCCGCTACGAGCCGGAGGTGAGCTGATGGAGTGGCGTCACCGTGCCGCGTGCGGCGGCGACCTGGACCGGTTCGAGGCCGACGCCACCGGCCAGGCAGGGAAGTACAAGGCCGGACGAGCCATGCACGTCTGCCTGTCCCACTGTCCGGTGCTCGCCGAGTGCGCTGCCTGGTCCTCCCGGCATGACTGGTTCCAAATCGTGGTGGGCGGGGTTCACTACGGCCAGGACTCGCGCCCGGTGAGGCGCACGCAGTCGACGGCGGACGGGTGCGCCATCTGCGGGGGGCGGTCGTGATGTGGATCGTCGCACCGGTCGTGGACGGCAGGGCCCGGTGGGATCTGACTGCGGAGGCGGTCCGGCAGGCTCGGCAGTTGGAGCGGGCGCGGGTGGCGTTGGAGGCGCTGCTGCGCCTGGACCGGCCGACGCATCGGGATGTGGAGCGCGCCCGGCGGGCGGTGTTCGGCCGTGACTGACCCGGACGAGCTGGTGCGCCTGGCCCAGGAGTTCGTGATGCGGGTGCGGGAGGTGGACCCGGAACGCAACCGTTCGTGGCTGCTCGGCCTGTCGGAGGAGGCGCGGTGGGAGTTGCTGTTCGTCCTCGCGGCGACGGTCGACCCGGACGTGTCGCCGTCGGTGATGTTGGGGTGGACGTTCCCTCTCGCCGATGCGGCTGCCGCGGTCGTTCGTGAACGGTTCGGCGGGTGAGGGCCCGATGGCGGTGCTGCCTGTGCCCCGCGAAGGGCGCATCCCACGACGGGGTGTGGGCGCTCGCCGAGTTCTACCGGCACTACAGAGACAAGCACATGGAGCGCGAGTGACGTGGTTCAAGGTGGACGACTCGTTCCACTCCCACCCGAAGGTACTGGCCGCTTCGGCGGCGGCGCTGGGTCTGTGGGTGGTCGCCGGCTCGTGGTCCGGGGCGAACCTCTCGGATGGGTTCGTTCCTGACCACGTGCTGCCGCGGCTGCTTCCGGGGTCGGTCGAGCTGGCGCGTGAGCTGGTGGCTGTGGGGCTGTGGAGGCGGGCGCGGGGTGGCTATCGGTTCCACGACTGGTCGGAGTTCAACCCGAAACGAGAGGCGGTCGAAGCGGAGAGAAGAGCAGCACGAGAACGCATGCGAAACCTGCGCGAGCAGCGGAAGACAGCAGGTCAGCGGTCGAATGGTTCGGGCGAACAACAGGCGAACGTTCGGGGGAAGTTCGCTACCCCGACCCGACCCGACCCGAACCCCCTAAAGGGGGGTTCCGGGGCGGGGGGCCGGCAAGCCGCCCCGCCCCCCGACAACCCCGACTGGCGCAGCCTTCCCGCATACGGGCAGGCGCCGCCGGCGCCGGACACACCAGCGCGCCGGGCGGCGCGGACCGCCGCGGCGTCGGCCCGCCGCCCCCCTGCCCGCCGCGACGCGATGACCGAACTTCGACTCATCACCGATGGAGACACCGCATGAGCACCCACCGTTTGCCCGACACCCGGGACCACGCCACCCGCAACCAGCTCGCCGAGTGGCTGCGCGGCAACGGCATCGACCCCAACGTCGTACCCATCGCCGACACGATCCAGGTCGACGGCGGCACGATCACCGTTCCTGTGTGGTCGCTGCCCCGACGCGTCGACAACCCGGCCCGGCCCCGCCAGTACCGGCTCGTCCAGCCGATGCCCGCCGTTCTGGCCCGCGCCACCGGAGCGCCGGCGTGAACGCCGTCGAGACGGTCGACGGCCGGCTCGTCACATGGGTGCCCGCCCTCGGGTGGGTGTGCGCCGAACCGGACCGGCAGCGACCGACTCAGCGGTGCGGGAAGCCCGTCAAGGCAGGGCCGTGCCCCATCCACCACCCCACCGAGGAGGACCCGGATGACTGACCAGACCACCACCGACGCCCTACGCGGCCCGTGGGAAGCCGTGCTGTCCTACTGCGGCATGGTCTACAAAACGCTGGACGAGGCGCTTGCCGCCCTGTCCTCCACGGATGCCGTGGACATCGCCGTGGTGCGCGGAACCGCGCTTCCCGAAGACGGCTACCTGCCCGAAGACAAAGTCCGGCCCGGCGACATTGCTCACCACGACGACATGGTCTACATCGATGGCGAAGGAGACCCCGGGCGGTCAGCGGCGGTCCGGTGGGTACAGGCGCAGGCCATGGCCGCAGGCCTCAACATGGCCAGCACCGAGTCGGCGGCGTCTGCCCTGGATGCCCAGCATCTTGGGAACGTGGAGGCTAATCGTGGGTAGTGCAGGCGACCGGACGGTGTTCCGGTACGAGGTCCCGGTCGACGACGGCTGGCACGTCCTGCGGCTGTCGGGGCCCATCCTGCACGTCGACACCCGCCGGCCCTCCGTGGTGGAGGTCTGCGCCCTGGTCGGGGTCGAGTCGGAGGCGGACCGCGCGTTCCGGGTGTTCGGCACTGGGCAACCGCTGCCACCGGCCGCTGACCAGCACATCGGCACCGCGATTCCGCCGGGCACCGGCCTGGTCTGGCACCTCTGGGAGCACGAGAGGCCGCCGTTCACGGCTGCCGACGGGACGGTGATCTAGCGGTGTGTAGTTCCGACATCACGATGCCCACGATGGCCGACCTGTACCCGGATGGCCGCGGCTACCACGAGGCGCACGAGCCGTACATCGCCGCCGTGGCCGCGGCGCTCGACGCCGCCGGGTTCCCGACCGCCGACTTCTACGCCGACCCGAACGACCCCCGCGACGGCGCGATCAAGCTCGACCTCGGCCGGCAGGGCACCATCGGTGGCCAGCCGATCTGGCGGCACGACGAGGTGTGGATCGGCTGGCAGGAGGAGCGCGGCTGGTGGCTGCTCACCGAGGACCGGCGGCCGAACGGCCAGGACCCGTCCCGGTTCGTGTACGGCTTGGGGGTGGCCACGGTCGCTGCGCCCCGCTCGGTGGTGCTCGGCGTCGCAGAGCGCGCCGGGCTGACGCTGGAGCTGGACGACGACGGGCACCCCGACGTCGACTTCCCCGGCCACCAGTTCACCGACGACAACGTGCCGCTGGAGCTGGCGCTGCGCCACTACCGGCAGGACGCCACGGGACGACCCGAGCCGCGCGACTGCGGGTGCCCCTGGTGGCAGGACAGCCACCCGGTCGGTCCCGGCTGCCCCACGTACACCGGGCCGTCCGACGCGCCGCTCGACCTCGGAAGGCGGGAGTAGCCATGCTGATCGACTACCTGACCGGCGGCTTGCTGCCCGAGCCGGAGTACCCGCACCGGTGCCAGCACTGCCCCCAGGACATCCGGCTCCTGGAGAACGGCGCGTACGTGGACCGCAACGGGTTTATGCGCTGCCGGAAGGACATGGACCACGCGCCGATGCCCGAGGTGCCCGCCGATGGCTGAGCAGCGGCTAAGGCCAACTAAGCGCGCCGAGAGCACTGGCCTGCGCGGTGACAAGAAGCTGGCCCGCGCGCTGCGCATCCTCGCCACGGAGGTGAGCGAGGGCACCGCGTCAATCCCCACGCCGTTCAACAGCGACGTGGCCATCGTCGTCAGCTTCCTGACTAGCCAGTCGGAGCGGAAGAAGGCCGCCGACTTGATCGCAGTCTTGGACGACCAGGCATCCACAGAGTGGACCACCGCGGCCGGCACCCGATACCGGGCCATCGATGGTCGGCTCATCGGCATCCACCTCAGCGTCGTTCAGTTGCTGGCCGAACAGGAAGGTGCGGAAACCCATGCCTAGTCACGACGAAATGCTGCGCTCGGCGCTCGGCGCGTTCCCGCGCACCGACTGGGCGGTGGATGAGCAGACTGACTACGACGATGGCGGTGCAGCCCGCACCTGCCCGGTGGGAATCATCGTGGGGTCCACGCCCGTCGCGATCGCCGCCGGCGCCGACGACATGCAGGAGATCGGTCGGCTCTACCCGGACGCGGCGCAGCGCCTCGCTGTCGAGGCCGTCCGAGCCGCGCCGGACCTGCTGCGCCGGGCCAGCCGGCTGGCACTCCTCACCGATCTGCTCGCCCAGTGGCGGCGTGACCCGGGGGCGTTCCCCGGCGGCGCGGCGACCGTGCTGGAACGCATGGGCGAACTGGCGGGTGAGGCGACCACCGATGACTGATCCGAAACCAAGGACAGCTAGTCCCGCTGCCACCGCCCCTACTGAGGAGAAGCCATGACGCCCAACCGTCTCGCCGGCCACATCCTGCCCAACGAGGGACGGATCAACACCAACGGGCTCGGCACCGCCCAGCCCTGCGGTCCTGCCCGCTGCTCCTGCGGGGCGACCTCCGGCGTGCTCCACAGTGCCAACGCCCGCCGCCGCTGGCACCGCCAGCACAAGGACGAGGTACGCGCCGCTCAGACCGAGGCGGTGACCGAGTGACCTCCGACCCGCCGGTGACCGCTTCGGCGCCGTACTACGACGACGACGCGGTGACGCTGTACCACGGGCAGGCCCTCGACGTGCTCCGGGCGCTGCCGGCTGGCTCGGCCGACTGCGTCGTCACGTCCCCGCCGTACTGGGCGGTGCGGGACTACGGCGGCGAGCCCGGCCAGTTGGGACTGGAGCCGACCAGCGGCATGTACATCGACCGGCTGGTCGGCATCCTGGCCGAGGTTCGGCGGGTGCTCGCGGACGACGGCACGCTGTGGCTGAACCTGGGAGACACGTACGCCGGGAAGGCCAACGCCGGCGCGAGCGTCGGCCAGACCCGGCGCGCGGACAGGGCTGAGCTGATCCCGCCGCGGGTCAACGCCACGTCGGAGGCGCCGTACAAGAGCCTGCTGATGATCCCCGAGCGGGTCACCTGGTCGCTGATCCAGACAGGCTGGACGCTGCGCAACCGGATCGTGTGGAACAAGCCCGACGCCATGCCGGAGTCGGTCACCGACCGGCTCAGCACCCGGCACGAGGCGATGTTCTTGCTCACCAAGGGTCCGCGGTACTGGTTCGACCTGGACCCGATCCGCGAGCGCCCGATCCGCGAGCGCCCAGCCACCCCGCCCCCACTCCCCGGCGGCCCGCCGGCGGCGGCGAAGTACACCGACGGCGTCGGCGGGCAGCCGCGGCAGACCAACTGCGTGGCCACCGGCAGCCGTCACACCGCCGTGCACCCGGCCGGACGCAACCCCGGTGACGTGTGGGACGTGGCCACGGCCCGGTTCCCCGGCGCGCACTTCGCCGTCATGCCGGACGAGCTGGTCCGCCGGGCCGTCCTGGCTGGCTGCCGGCCCGGCGGGACCGTGCTGGACCCGTTCTGCGGCTCCGGCACCACCGGCGCCGTCGCCGGCCGCCTCGGGCGCCGGTTCGTCGGCATCGACCTGCACCAGCCCTACCTGGACCTGGCACTGCGTACCCGGCTGCGCCAGGCCGTTCTTCTTCCGGAGGTGTCGTGACTACCGACCAGCCGGTGCCCGGCTACACCGAGGCCGACGTCACGCTCGTGGTCGACGCGACCGGCGGGTCCCGCTCGGACACCCGCGCTCGCGCTGCGCTTGCCGCCCTAGCTCGGGCAGGTCGGCTGCTGCCGGCCGGCACCCGCACCGAGGAGCGGTACGGCGTCCGCTGGGAGTGGGCGGACGGCGCCCAGGAGTGGAACCCGAACGTCCGAACCCTGGCGGAAGGTCATCGCCTGGCCGCGCAGTACACCCGGAGCGGCTGCACCGGGGAGGTGCGGCGCTGGTTCAAGCACACGACCCGCGACGAGGTGATCGCCACCTACCGGCCAGGTGAGCCCGGCCCCGACAAGGAGGACACCGACCGTGCGTAGCCCATCCGAGACGGTCCGGAGGTGGATCGCCCGCCTGCTGGACCGGCTACCCGGCCGGTGCTGGGCTGACCTGTGCTCGTGGGCGTCCGGCGACGGCGGACGCTTCTCGTGGGCGCCACAGGCGCCCGAGTGCCGGGAGGACGCTGCGCGGTGCGGCGCCTGCTACTGCGGGAAGCTCCGCGCGCCGGCGCCCGCCCGGGAGGCGTCCAATGGGTGAGCTGACCGAGGCGGATCTGGCCCGGCTCCGCGCCTCCGTGCGGCTCCGAGACGACTGCGTGCGGGCGGCACTGGAGTACGCCCGCCGGCTCGGCATCGCGCTGGCGGGACATCAGGCGCGCGCGGCGTACGACGCCATGTCGCCGCTGATCCGCGCCGCGTCCGAGGAGGACCGTTGAGCCGGGTGGAGATCAACGCCCGGGGCCGGCACGTGCTGGTCATCCACGACGGCGACCTGGACGCGGTCACGGCGGCGGCGGTCGCGGTGTGGGACCACACCGCCGAGGGTCACGGGGTCGGGTTCACCCTTCCGGCGGAGGTGCGGTGCGCCGCGCGGGCTGCGCCGGTAGTCAACCGAACGGACAAGGGGGCTGCGGATGGGTGACGTCCTTCAGCAGATCGGGCTGGTGGCGGAGGAGCTGTGCGACCCGCGCCAGCACACGGAGCGGGTGGAGTACTGGGACCACAACCGGCACCGCAAGTTCCGGGCCCACACCACCGTCCAGCCGGGCCTGCTGGCGCAACTCCACGCCTCCGTCGAGCCCGGCTCCGCCGACCGCGAGGGCGGCGCCCCGCACCCGTCCTCCCGGCCCCCGGTGCAGACCGAGGCGCTGAGCCGGTACGCGTCCATCGGCATCGCGGTGACCCGCTGGTGTTGGTCGCTGCGCCTGGAGCAGCGGGACACGGTGGAGTCCACCGTCCGCGCCCTCGTCGGCGCCGCGGGGGTGTTGGACGACGACACCGCCCGGGCGCTGCTGTCGGAGATGCGCCAGTGGCGCCGCTGGTGCGTGGTCCTGACCGGCTGGGAGCAGGTGTACGTGCCGCGGGCGGCGTGCCCGGTCTGCGAGACCGTCGGCACGTTGCGGATCAACCTCACCACCCGGGAGGCGTTCTGCACCTCCTGCGCGGCCGGCTGGGACGAGGACGCCATCGGCGTGCTCGCGGAGCACATCAAGACCACTACGGAAGGACAGGCAGCATGAGCGCCAAGGCCGTCGCCGCCATCAGGGCTGTCGCCGCCGACCGCGACGACCAAGCCCAGCGCCACCAGGAGCTGATGTACGCCCTCGTCGCCCGTGAACCGTGCACCGTGATGGGCCGGCGGGCCCGGTTCACGGTGGAGTGGCTGGACGAGGTCCCGTTCGGCAAGACCCCGGAGGAGTTCCGGCTGTGGGCGGCCGATCGGCTGGCTGAGATGCGGCGGGTCGAGCTGCGCGGCGAGCACGGGCCGGAGTTGCGCAGCGGGGTACCTGGCCAACGGTTGACCGACGTCCGGGTGCCGCCACCGGCCGGCGCACAGGCGTCCGATGGAATCATGGAGGAGTGGGCGCGGTGAACAAACGACGATACGTGGTGTGCGGCGCCATACCGGACGTGCAGCGGTGGAGGCGGTCGCAGGGGCTCGCCGCGGGCGACGTACGGACGGTGTCTACGACCAATGACTACGGCCTGCGGGGTGCTCGCCTGGCGCCCGACACCACCGTGGTGATCCTGCGGTCATGGCTGCGCTCACCGATGCGCGTCATCGAGGCGGTCATGCGGGACCTGGTGCTCGGCCTCCCCCGCGTAGGGACCGGGCATGTCACCGTCCGCCTCGACGCTGCCGCCGGACCCGACGTGGACGTGTGGGACCTGTCACCTGCCGAGTGGGATGCGTGGGTGGCGCGACATCTGGCGGAGCTAGGGCTCATGTTCGACGAGCTGGCGGAGCAGGCCCGGACGGGAGACTTCCAGTCCACCGACGCTCGGTGCCTGTGGATGGCGATCGGCTGACCCGCCGGCCGCCGACGGCGCCCACGGTGGACGGTGAGAGGCGCGCTCCTCCATCGGCTCTGTGACACGCCCTGACCTGCACTGGCTTGACGTCACGTGACGGTGCCTGCGAAGATCTGCGGTTAGAGGAGTCTGCCCATCGGGTGGGCTCCACCGCTGTTTCCGGGGGTGGTGGTGAGCACCCCCCGGGCCATCGGTCACAGGTACCGGCAGGCGCGCACGGCGGTGCTTCGAGCCTCTGACCTGTGCCACCTGTGCGGACACCCTGGCGCTGACACAGTCGACCACCTGATCCCCCGCAGCATCGACCCCACGCGGGACGTGGCCGACCCCACCAACCTGGCCCCTGCCCACGGCGTGCAGGGTTGCCCCACCTGTGGACGCAGGTGCAACAGCGCGCGAGGCAACAGCATGGACTACACACCCACAGTCCACTCACGTGCTTGGTAACCCCGCACTGAGCAGCACAAACAGGCGGGCAGGGGTAGGGGGGCACCCCACCATCGTGATCAACAGCCCACGGCGAC